CTGATATAAAAGAGAAGTGTTGATTGTATCAACTATCTGCGTGACCTTGTTTAGATCATGGGCTTCAATAGCTTTCTCAATCTGAGGAATAATCCTTCTGACAATCTTGTTCCAACGGGGTTGTACTATAGCCTCAAGTGAAGCTTCCAAGTCAAGATAGGCTTCTACTTTGACTACCATTATCTTAACCTAGCTGATGAGTGTGACCATTTGTAGAACCTGTAGTGGCTTCTTCGATGTCCCACGTATGGGTATGCCCTTCACTTTCAGAAGTAACCCCATCTACAAGAAGAGTATGGATGTGATTGTCTACGCCCCCCGGCCCCGTGGAATCTCCTGTATCAGCTTTGGCTACACACTTACCATTCCGCATAACCTGACCATCAGGGCAAGTGTGCTCAGGCTTGATTGCAGAAACAACCCCAACCAATTCAGTCATGCCCACAGAATCATTAGCAACCGAAGCATAGATTTTATTACTGACAAGCATATTAACCATATCCAGTTCAAAAGCATTTAAAGCTTTCAAGCTTGTTTCCAGTGCCTTCAAATCTTTAGCGGAAAGGGACTTGGTTAAATTACGCACCTGAATGTCAGCAATCACCCCTAGATAAGACAGGTCAACTTTTGCAACAGGTTCACCCTCACTGGTTTCAACTTGTTCTTCATCTACAAAATCTTCAATGTGTGGATTCCGTACCTGATCAGCAGAGCTAGAACCACTAAATCTTTCAGCCGATTCTTCTTCACCTTCTTCAAGGTCTTTCAGATTTACACTGCCCACCAGATTTAGATTTTCTACTAAATCTTTCTTGGTAATAGCCCCACCATTCATTGCTGTTTGAAGTGCTTTCAGATTTGTTTCAGCATCAGCCACAGTCAAGGGTTTAGATTTCAAACGATAAACACCCTTAGTCATTTCCTTCATAACCGTGTTATTAAATGCTTCATCAAACTCCATTCTCTCAGGTTGGAATACCTGAGCTTCGGCTAACGTATAGGAAGCGAACACAGATGCATAAGAATAATCATCTGCCTTACCCACAAACAAAGGCGGCAATCTGAATGATGCACGAACTCTCTGCTCACAACGAACATCATAATGTTCAAACATGGAATCCTGTTGCCTGTCAGAACCAAACGATTCGACATCAACCCGAACACCACCACCCTTATCAATGGTTCCTGATGTCGATTGGATGTCAGCAACGATCCCTTTTAATTTGTTTCGGGCTTTTCCCGCAAGCAATCCTTCCAATTGTTTTCGGGCAGCTTGCGCCATTGCACCACCAGAAATAAATACCATCAACGGGGGAATACCACCCGCAGCAAAATATTCAAGGTTCAATTCTTCAGCAGAACGAGAACCGATAACGGAAGGTAATTGATTAAGCCAACGGGGAACACCATAGGGAGAGACCGCAGATCGATGAACAGTCATGTAAATAATTTCACTAGCCCTTTCTTCAAATGGCAATCTTTGACCCGTAGCTACAAATGTTCCATTAGCTTTTGCAAGATCACGATTAGACCCAAATTCTTTGAAGTATATTTTCTTACGGGCTACCAATTGCACAAACCGTCTTTCACGGGCTACTGTTTGAATTTTTAATTCCACCCCACCACGGATTAAACTTCTCAGGGCAGTTACGGGGTCTGCCAGTTTCATCAATCGAATAGTTTTAGATTCCAGTGTTCGAAGAAAAACAATTTCATCCTTTGGATTTCTTATGACCTCAATACAGCCGTACCCCGTAATTTCTAACTGCCTTCTTAACTGTCTGCGTAGGGTTACAAAAGATGTAGTGGGGGAAACCTCCATCAAGAATTCATTTATCAAATTAACTGCTTCTTCATCAGCATCCGAAATTTCTTCCCTATCAGTACGAACAACATCAAATCCCGTTCCATCAATATTAACCTCCATAGCGGAGATACATTGATTCAAGGAATTGTTTTGTTCGACTAGGGAAGCATAAATATCAGGGGAAATCTCTGGTTGGATAACCTGAGAAGTGTAGTTGTTCAGAAATGAATCTTCGATGTCCAGAGCATTCGAAGTTATCTGTGCTTCTGCTTTTATAATCGCAGTTACATTTGTTTCCAATTTGGATACGTTGGAAGCAGGTTTCGTAGTTTTCTTGCGAGTACGAGCAGCAGTAGTTTTCAACTTGGTTGGTTCAGCCATGCGCTAGACCCAAAAAAATAATCGGAAGGTAGAGAGTTTATATCTACCTAACCGATTATTCTATAGTTTAAGTTTTAGTACAACCTATTTAACAGCGTCTTTCCACTGTGAAGTCAGCCCCCAATTGTCAGCACAAACAGGGCCATAACCCGCAGTTACCGAATTATCATGGGTCAACGTCTTGTTACAAAAACAACAAGAGCCGTGTTTGTGTCCGTAGTTGGTGGCAAATCCCGCAGGGTCAAGTGAAAGTTCTTTCAGCAGATTACCAACTTCATCAGTTGCGCTATAAGATTTTTCCCAATTGCCAACAGAGTCAACCCTGCCATACCAAATGTTTTCACCGAATGGTTTTCCATCCGTGACATTGATGGTTCCCGGTTTTTTCGCCTTGGCTCCCGCAAGTGACAACATTACAGTTCCACCCGTTTCAGTAGTCAGGGAAATCTTGGGGTATTTCAGATTGCCTTTGGCTTTGGTGAACAATTCGATCACTCCCGAAAAATCACCAACACGTTCTTTTTCCATAGGCTTGTATGGGGTCTCTGCCTGTTCAACCAGACTAGCAACAAATTTCCATTGTGCTTCACTCAAAGATTTGTCGTGTTGACCTTTCTTGATGTATTGATTCAACAGAGAATGGGCAGCATTAACTGCCTGTTCAGTATAGTTGTGAGTGTGCATCAGTGAGTCTAGTTTTGCTGCAAGGGATTGTTTATCTGTCATTTCCATCATTCTTTCCTAAGTCGATGTTTGATACTAAGGTCAAATTACCTGAAGTAAATGACCACGTAAGGATATAGTGTAGGCATCATGTTTACTTCGTACCTGCAACTGATACCTTCGGCTTCAAGTTCCCGCATAAAATTCTGGCAATGAGTCCAATGCGAAAACCGTTGTCTATTTGATTGTGGCATTTTGTTTCTCGTTAGAAAGCCCCCGAAGGGGCTAATTGATTAAGCGTTAAAAGTTGTAGCCATTGAGTAACGACCATAAGGAAAACAAAATTCATTTCCTTCTGAATCCAGTTGAATACCAACTGTCTTCGGGCCATAAAGATCAGTATCAAGAGTAACCCGTTTTGCAGTACGCTTGATAACAGTGGCAGTAAAAATGCAGTCATAATTACAAATGCTGCGGTCTGAAAGTTCTTGTCCTGCGTAAAATTTATTCATTTCGTTTACCCTTTCCAAATTCGTGAGTCACCCAAAACAGGAACAACTATCTTCATGCCATTCCGCATTATGTAATACATGTTGCTGTTCAGGTATCCAACTTCAGGATTGGCTTTTAACCATGCTGCTATTTTTTCTAATCTGTTCATCGTGTTGTTCTCTTTGTTTGTTTTCATACTATAAGTATAGCACACTATGAAATTATTTGTCAGTTTATTTGCACTTAATATCAATTATTTTTGACATAAAAAAAGCCCCGTTAGGGGCTTCTTATTTTGATAAGTCTCTTAGAAACTCATCTGGATATTTGCTGCTGCAAGAAGTACCGCAGCGAAAACCATTGTGACTTTAAGCATTTGGGCTACTTCTCTGGTTTCCAGTGCTACGCCTTTAGCGTCCATGAAGTTGACCAGTTTGTTAATGTCTAACTTATGAGTCTTAAAAATTTCTGTGTTGATGTTGTTCATTTCGTGTTCCGTGTTGTTCGTTTGTATTCCTATAAGTATAGCACTCTGTAAATATTTGTCAGGATTATCTGCGTGATGTAGTTCACACTTTGATTAATCGATGAAGTGACCATATTCAGCAACATTACAAAGGCTAGTACCTTTCCATGAAGTCAACCGAAGTCCGAAGCGAGATTCTTTCAAATAATACCGCTTACCAGTCTTAGCCATTTTCAGAGAAATTCCGGGGTTCCCGGCATTAGCATTATAGTCGTTACGGGCTACGCCCTCGTAGGTAATTTCACGGATTCCGCGATCAGCGATTAATCTCACGGTGTCGCCTGACTTGATTTCTGTGATCGATTTAAACATTTCGTGTTTCCTTATTTATTATTTAAAGATTGTTCAACATGAGCAGGGTCTAACCAGTGTTCAATGCTTGAGAACTCATCACGGCTTTTGATATAACGAACTGCGATGATGTCATTGGTTTCTTTATCGAATCCAACGATCTTATATGTGTACCAGATTTCAAGAATTTGACCGATTTCGAATTTCATGTTTGTCTCTGTGTTGTTTGTTTTCATACTATAAAGTATAGCACTTCCTTATTATTTGTCAGGATTATCTGCGTGATGTAGTTCACATTTTTAGGTATAAGTTATTTCCTCCAATGCACCCAGATTTGGCCCAGATTCACAATCAACCAAAAAAGGTAACTGTGGTTTCCATCCAAAGTATTCTTCTAACGGTAAATTCTCCATGATGTTTTTCATTTCGGGAATCCATAAATCACGCTCCCGCAAAGCAACATAAGCAGTCAGGCTATCATGGGTCATTGCAAAGAACTTGCACCCCGCAGGGTTTCCGTGTCTCTTGGTAAACTCAGCAAACGCCAAACAGGAAAGATCAGAAAGGGTAGATTGAATCGGGGAATTGATTGCCTGTCTTTCAACCTGAAGAACCTTGCTGAAGTTCTTGGAGTTGATCAACGGCAAATGGCGAACCCTGCCTAGCGGGGATTGCACGTAACCGTAGTCATGAGCATGTGCTTTATACTGCTTATGGTACTCGACCA